GTTCCCCTCCAGTTCTGGTTCTGCCGCAATCCTGGTCTTGCTCTTCCTCTGATCGCTCTTCAGTATCACGAGGTCAAGATCAACCTCGATATCCGCCCCATCGAGGAGTGCTTGTTTGCCATGTCCAGTCTTGGCACTACCCCTGCTGCTGTTAAGGTGACTTCCGCCTACAATCAGTCTCTGGTTGCCGCTTCTCTCTATGTTGACTATGTCTTCTTGGACACTGACGAGCGCAGGCGTATGGCCCAGAACCCCCACGAGTACCTCATTGAGCAGCTCCAGTTCACTGGTGATGAGTCTGTCGGTTCCTCTTCCAACAAGATCAAGCTCAACTTTAACCACCCTGTTAAGGAGCTTATCTGGGTTGTTCAGCCCGACAAGAATGTCGACTACTGCTCGTCCCTCGAGTCTGGTTCCATTCTTAACCGTCTTCTCGGTGCTCAGCCCTTCAACTACACTGATGCCGTCGATGCTCTGCCCAATGCTATCCATGCTTTTGGCTCTCACGACAGCGTTGCCAATACCACCACCTCGTTCATCGATGCTTCCGGTCTCTTCAACGACGCTGGTGCCGCCGATGTTTACACCACCGGCACTTCTTGGTGGCACGCGAACGCTGATGGCACTGCTCCTTATGACCTTCCTCACTTTTCCAACGGCACTTCTCAGCTGCAGAACTCTGGTGTCTCTGATGCCGGCACTTTCGTTCTTACCGAGACCTCTCTTGACATGCACTGCTGGGGTGAGAACCCCGTCGTGACTGCCAAGCTCCAGCTTAACGGTCAGGACCGCTTCTCTGAGCGCGAGGGCACCTACTTCGACCTCGTCCAGCCTTGGCAGCACCACACCCGTGCTCCCGACACCGGCATCAACCTGTATTCTTTCGCGTTGAGGCCTGAGGAGCACCAGCCTTCTGGCTCTTGCAACTTCTCTCGTATTGATAACGCCACCCTTCAGCTTGTTCTCTCCAACGCTACCGTTGAGGGCACTAACACTGCTAAGGTGCGCGTCTATGCCGTGAATTACAACGTTCTTCGTGTGATGTCAGGTATGGGTGGCCTTGACGCTACATGCTTAGTATTGATGATGGTCATACTATTAGCTGTGAACAAGGGCCGAAAAGCAGCATGCCGTAGTAATGTGAGTTCTTACTGCGGAAAACCATTTATGTTCTCACCATCAAATCTTTTGATGTTATGACTAGCTGCTAGTGATTCCGACTTGTTGTCGTCGGAGTTGCAACATTTCTTGTTGTTCGGGAAACCCCTTAGAGCCTTTTCTACCAAGCTCATCTCCGAAAGGAATGAGTGGCCAAGAGTAATGAACTTGGGTATGGTAATAATGAAAAGGATTGGGCAATCCGCATGCTCACTACCTAAAGACGATATGCTAGTCTACGGTAGGGCGTCAGAGACTGAACGGAAATGGGTTATTGATGATGGTTTAAGCAACCGGAGATAGCTTAAGATACAGTCCTCCCTCTAGGGAAACTTAGGGGATTAAGAGTGCTTACAGCAACTAAATTGCGTGTATGCTTCACACTAAATTTTGAATTATAATTTTATGTTTATTTTATTATAAACATAAAGATGAAACTGTAATGTAAAATGGTATTTATTTTTTAGGGTAATTTATAAAATTGATTTAATTAATACACAATTCGTAAGCGTATATTCGATATATTCTTCTTAATGTCTAACGATGATGATTTCGATGCACAAAATACACTTATTTGTGAAAAATACAATACATCACTTGTAACATTTATACCTGGTCATGTTAAAACACATGGACGAACTGCGCATCATATGAAAAATCCAATATGGGAAATTAAAGACACAATTACTGGTGAAGTAACCCGATTCATTATGTATTGTGAACCGAATTCATTTTGCGAATTATGTCCTGAAAGTTATAAAAAAATAGTAGAATACGAAAATATATACGAAACTAAAATTACTTGGTATAAGATGCAAAACGGATATATATGTTGCAGTCTAAAACTATTTATACATCAAATAATTATGAATACTTGGGGTAATGGAAAAGGAACTAGCATTATAAGCGTCGACCATATTGACCGTAATCCATTAAATAATAGATATGACAATTTAAGAATTGCTACAAAAGAAGAACAACATAAGAATAGTAAAGGAAATGCCGATGATGGGTCAAAACGAGAAAGAAAGCATAATGCAAAAGATTTACCGGAAGGACTCACCCAGAAAATGATGAAAAAATATGTTGTTTATTATCATGAATGGTTGGATAAAGAACATACAAAAAATCGCGAATTCTTCAAAGTTGAAAAACATCCTAAGCTTGACAAACCATATATAACAAGTAAATCTGGTAAGGTTTCATTACATCACAAGTTAGCATTTGCAAATAAAGTCGTAACTGATTTAGAAAATGATATCTATCCAACATCAGATGAAGAATTAAGACTACCCGCATATGTTACAATTCAAATTTATAAGACAAAACAACATTTAATTTATGACAGGCGGATGGATAATGGATTACGGATTGGATTACGAATGGTGCTGCCAGATAATTATGTTATAGCAGATGAACTAGCACGATTTCAAATAAAATTGCAAGATAAATATCCAGAACTCAAGACCGACATTTCACAACCGAAGTAATAAATCCTCAATACTATCCAAGTCAGTTAAAAATCGTGGATATCTGGCATGAAATGCACACATTTTTCTCCAACATTCTGGGTATTCGCTTATAAGTAGTTCTTCGGTTACATCTTCCCATTTATCAACGGTTAAGCAAGGAAACTCCCTGTAAAGCCTGTCAAATACAGTATTTGTTTTTATTACAATCGGAATGCAAGCCAGAGAAATAGATTCGTAAAATCGGTGTGTATCTTCTCCGCAACCGCGCGGGCATAGAGCGTATTTACTTTGTTTAGTCTTTTTATATACAATCTTTTCAGGAATTTTTTCGTAAAAGAATTCTGTAGTGTTTCGTTGTTCGCGAATATCATACATAGACTCGTCATCATTCAAATTAAATACAAATGGTGTTTTTTCGCTATTTTTAAATAAGTTATAACAATGTTGTCGTGAAGGATGTGTCCAAGTACTAAAACATAAAAGACATGTTATTGGTCGAAATGATGGTGTTCCTTTTATTGGTCTTGTAAATTCTAAGAATATTTCTATTTCTGCTTCTAACAAAAAAGAATGATTGAACCGGCGATGCATTGCGACAATTGAACCACAATCACGGATGCCAATCGGCATAATATGAACATTCGGAATATCATAAATATTATTTTGTACAAATATTCGAATTGCAACAGGAAGTATTCGATGTATTAAATCAAGCGGAAACATTGGTTCTTCCATTAAATAGAATATTAATTTAACATTTCTTGCTTCTAATATTGATACGATTATATGTATTGGAACTGTAGTTTCATTTCTTGAAATAAATATTTTATCACCGGTTTTTAGTTGAGCAACATATTCTATATAATCGTGAATACCAACATCAATTCGATTTGTATAGCAAATTTTACTGTTCAAAGCAAAACCTATTTGTGATAATTTAAAAATAAGTTTGTTATTTAGCGCTTTTTTATTTGATTGAATAATTTCCAACATATTGTCGGTGTAATGTCACGGTGTTAATGTAATAGGATAACTATACAATTAATACCGTTATTTTTAATATCATTTGTTGTATGCTTATACTATAACTACTATAACTTACTACAATGAATACTAGTGATGCACAAAATCAACCAACCCGCGAATATAAAAGATATAGAAAGCATAATGCACAATCATTGCCTACAGGAATAACACATGATATGATGAAAAAATATGTAGTGTATTATCGCGAGACATATGAATATAACGGTAAAACACGCATTCGAGAATATTTCAAAGTGGAGGGACACCCCAAATTAATGAAAGTAAATACACGACCATATATTACTACAAAATCATATAAGATTTCTCTATTAGAAAAACTAGAAGATGCAAACAGAGTTGTTTCTGATTTAGAAAATGATATTTTTCCAACAACCCATTTGAAAGAACATAATCATAATAATATTACGAATAATGTAAATGACCAAGAATTTTCAATGACCAATTATGATTATAATAATAATAAAGAACAAATCGCAAATTTGAAGGCTGAACAAATAAAAAAATGGACAAAATATTTTCCAAAATATATATCAATTCGTGATGTTCGAGATACATATAATAATGATAATGATAATGATAATGATAATAAGATTGAAAATAAGTCGACTCTATTATATTTTTCATTATACTTTGATAAAAAAGATAGAATAAATATGTTTCGTTGGTCTACAAGTCATCGTTTTTGTATTGAAAAAGCCAGCATTACACCACAGCTTGATGATGGTTATATTATTTCTCACGAAATTCAAAGACTTCGAGAGAAAATAGTATTGAAATATGGAGCTGATGTATTATCTATTTCTTAGATAATGTATTGATTTTTATATTTAGAATAATTTAAAGCCATTCTCCAGACATCCCGTCTAAAACTGCTTCACTGCCGTTAATAACTGTTTCTGCGCCATAAGTAATAGCACCAAATACATTGTGATTCTCAATATCATTATATGTTTCGATTCCGTGTGATATAGCCGATGCAGCATTACCGAAAACAGAATTTCCGGCAATATGAGAAATAACGCGTAAACCCTCCTGAACTTCGTGTTCGGTGATACGGATATGGAAAGTCATTATATAAAATGAATATGATAAAAGTTTATAAATCTTTATATAATATATCCATATATAAAGTTAATTATCTATATAATAGAAGCAGATATATCTTATATATTCGAAATTATATGACATCTTATTTACAATCAGAAAAAATGTTATGTCAGAAGCTTAATTATTACATAGACGATGACCTAACTAATACGGTATCAACTCCAACAGTTCCGAGAGGAAAGAAAAGTGATATTACAGACAAAGACCGTGAGTTACTTATTTATTCGTTAATGATGTGAATGAAAATAGTTAAATATGGAAAAAATTGAAATGATATTTCTCAATATTGATAAATACAGTGTTCTTCATCAGTTACAACAACCCGCTTACAATTACAATGTCGTCATACAATTCTGATTCTCGTCGTTCTACTTCATACAATACCAATAATACTCAAAGACAAAATACCAGTCTCAATGCCGCCGCCGACATTCCTCATGGTCATCGAAGATTTCCCGACGGTTCAATTGCACCAGCCACTTCAAAATTCTGCAAGGTTTGCTTTGATGCTGGTAAGCCATCGAGCGAATACACGAATCATTTCGTCAAGAACGAACCTGGTCCTAACGGAAAAGTTGTGTGCCCAACTCTTCTCAACCAAAGCTGCCGAATCTGCAACAATGCTGGTCATACATCATCATACTGTCCTGACTACATTCCGCGCGACCAGCGCCGCCAGCGTGATGAACCTCGTCGTGATGATCGCTACCAGCGTGATGAACCTCGTCGTGATGATCGCTACCAGCGTGATGAACCTCG